AAGAAGATTTGCTGGACAAAGATTAACGGCTACGAAATCCTTGAAAAGCAGGAATGGGCCGGTAGTTGCATCCCTGTTGTGCGGGTGATTGGTAACGAATACGAGGTTGAGGGTCGCATTTACATCAGTGGGCTGGTGCGTAACGCAAAAGATGCACAACGGATGTACAACTACTGGACCAGCCAAGAGGCAGAGATGCTTGCGTTGGCTCCAAAGGCCCCGTTTATTGGGTATGGCGGTCAATTTGAGGGGTATGAAACCCAGTGGAAGACCGCAAACACGAATAACTGGCCTTATTTGGAGGTCAATCCTGACGTAACGGACGGTCAGGGTGCAATATTGCCGCTGCCCCAGCGGGCGCAGCCGCCAATGGCTTCATCTGGCCTGTTGCAAGCTAAAGTTGGTGCTTCCGAGGACATTAAGTCTGCAACAGGGCAGTACAACGCCTCTTTGGGGATGACATCTAACGAGCGTTCCGGCAGGGCAATCCTTGCTCGCCAGCGTGAGGGCGATGTTGGCACTTATCACTACCAAGACAACCTAGCGCGGGCTGTACGGTACGTTGGTCGCCAGTTGGTTGACATGATCCCCAAGATTTACGACACGCAGCGCATTGCCCGCATTATCGGGATTGATGGCGAGACGAAGATGGTCAAGATTGACCCGACTCAGGCCGAGCCGGTGCGTAAGATCCAGAACCAAGAAGGGATTGTGATCGACAAGATCTACAACCCGTCTGTTGGCAAGTACGATGTAGTGGTTGCGACTGGTCCGGGCTACGCTACAAAGCGCCAAGAGGCTCTTGAGGCAATGGCGCAGCTACTGCAAGGTAATCCACAGTTGTGGGCGGTTGCTGGCGACTTGTTTGTTAAGAACATGGACTGGCCTGGGGCGCAGGAAATGGCAAAGCGGTTTGCCAAAACGATTGACCCCAAACTCATGGGTGACGCCGAGGACAATCCAGAACTGCAAGCAGCCAATCAGCAAATGCAAGCAATGGCGGCAGAACTAGATCAATTGCATAATATGCTGCAAAATGTCGGCAAGTCGATGGAAGCGCAGGACATGGAGCGCAAGGACTTTGAGGCGCAGATTAAGGCGTATCAGGCTGAGACGCAGCGCATCAGTGCTGTTCAGGCGGGTATGTCTGAAGAGCAGATCCAAGACATTGCAATGGGCGTAGTTGCTGCCGCGATGGAGTCGCAAAGTATGCTGATGCCAGAGATGCGCCAAGAACCTGCACCAATGGAAATGCCAGAACAAGGGATGATGCAATGAAATGCGCCGATTTTGTAGGGCTTTTGTTTTTGGCGCGGGATGTAGCCCATAGCGTACATCTGAATACGCGCAGCTACAGCAAACACAAGGCGCTTGGGCATTTTTACGAGCTAATTGTTGAAGCGGCAGATGATTTTGCCGAGGCGTACCAAGGTCGGCATGGGCTGATCGGGCCGATTACGCTGATGACAGCTAAAAAAACGACTAACATTGTTGAGTTCTTGGAAGAGCAGTTGAAAGAAATTGAGGGTTGTCGGTACGAAATTGTTGACAAGACGGATATGTCTTTGCAGCAACTTATTGATAACATTATAGAAATTTACCTCCGCGCCTTGTATCGGTTAAGGTTCTTGGCATGACATTAACTGTCAACCATTCAACCGCTGCTGATGGCTCGTTTAGTGCTACTGGCGCAACTGCGTGGAACGCAGCGCATACGTTGTCTGGCACAATTGATGTTGCAAATGGCGGCACTGGTGCCACCACATTAACTGGTGTTTTAAAAGGCAACGGCACTAGCGCGTTTAGCGCGGCAACGGCGGGTACTGATTACCAAGCGCCGATTACGCTAACCACAACGGGAACATCTGGCGCTGCTACATTTGTAAGCAACGTCTTAAATATTCCCCAATACACGGGCGGCGGTGGTGGGACTCCTGGCGGGTCTAACACTCAGATCCAATTTAATAATTCCGGTTCGTTTGGTGGGTCTGCCAATTTAATTTGGGACGGCACAAACGTACAATTAGGAACGCAAGGAGCGTTGCGGTTTGCTGATGCGGATAGCAGTAACTATGTAGCGTTTAAATCCCCGGCTACGGTTGCCACAAACGTGACTTGGACGTTGCCAAGTGCAGATGGGACATCTTCGCAGGTGCTTTCTACCAATGGTTCTGGCACGTTGTCTTGGGTAACTCAAAGCGGTGGTGGAGGCGGCAGTCCGAATTTGGACGGTGGAACACCATCAAGTAATTATGGCGGTATTACCGCAATTGACGGAGGTACGCCATAATGGCCGTTCAGATTCAGCTTAGAAATGGTACTGCCGCGCAATGGACATCTGCCAACCCCACGCTTGCCGTTGGTGAATTGGGTGCTGAAACAGATACGGGCAAATTTAAAATTGGTACTGGGTCAACGGCTTGGAATAGCCTTGCCTACGCGGCGGTTGGTACTGTTACTTCCGTAGCGCAGTCATTTACCGGCGGTATTGTTTCGGTTGCGGGTTCTCCTGTTTCAACTTCAGGGACTTTGGCTCTGACTGTTGCGGGGACTAGTGGCGGTGTGCCGTACTTTTCAAGCGGCACGGCTTGGGCATCTTCTGCTGCATTGGCGGCAAATGCTTTGGTTATTGGTGGTGGTGCTGGTGCGGCCCCGGCGACGACCACAACCGGCACGGGTGTTTTGACGTTCTTGGGGACGCCATCTAGCGCGAACCTGCTTTCGGCGATGACTGACGACACCGGCACTGGCTTGCTGGTCTTCAACAATGCTCCGGCGCTAACCAACCCGACGGTAACCAACTACGTTGAAACGCTGTACAGCGCAAATACCAGCACGGCGATCACGGTGGCCTTGACTAACGGCACGGTTCAAAACTTGACGCTGACGGGTAACGCGACGATTACAATGCCCACAGCGGTAGCGGGTAAATCGTTCATTATCATCTTGTCTCAGGACGCTACCGGAAGCCGGACGGTCACTTGGTCAACGGTATCTTGGCCTTCTGCGACCGCGCCGACGATCACAACTACGGCAAGCAAGAAGGACATTTATTCGTTCTTCTCTGATGGCACTAACTGGTATGGCACAACAATTGGACAGAACTACACATAATGTTTGCTGCATCTAAATCAGGTCGGGCAGTTACTGCCGCTACTACGGACCCAAACTTTAAGTATGTCCCGTTGCTGTTGGAAACAACCAGCACCAACGGGCAGCAGAACAATACGTTTCTGGACTCCAGTACCAATAACTACACGATTACCCGCAACGGAACCCCAACGCAGGGTTCTGTGACTCCGTATTGGCCTGATGGGTATTGGGGTAATTTTTTTAATGGCAGTACGGATTATTTGACTGTTGCTTCAAACGCAGCATTAAATTTAACCGCCGACTTTACAGTTGAAACTTGGGCTTTTGCTACCGCAACAACAAATGCTGTTGACCAAGTTTTTAATTATGGTTTTTTCATTTTCATGTTATACCATAATGGAACCAGTTGGACGGTTGAAATTGGAAATGGCTCAAGTAATTATTTTACTTTAACTGGAACTGCAAGTTTAAACGCTTGGCATCATTTTGCAATTACAAGAAACGCAAATACATATACATTCTGGATAGATGGGGCGTCAGCAGCAACCACAACCAATGCGAACGCACCTGCCACTTCGGGAGCTACTCTAAGTATTGCTAGAAGTCAAGGTTCTAGTACTCAGTGGTTTACTGGCTACTTATCAAATTTTCGTATTGTCAAAGGCACGGCGGTTTACACCAGCGCATTTACGCCACCGACAACCCCGCTAACAGCAATCACCAACACTTCCCTGCTGACCTGCCAAAGCAATAGGTTCCGCGACAACAGCACTAACAATTTCACCATCACGGCTAACGGCACTCCCAAGGTCCAAGCATTCCAGCCGTTCTCGCCAACGGCATCCTATACCGCTGCGGCGTATGGGGGGAGTGGGTATTTCAATGGCAGTACGGATTATTTGACCGGAACCAGTCCAGATTTATCTGGGACTTGGACCATTGAATTTTGGTGGTATCCAACTAGTGTTTCCGCGCAACAAACAATTATTTCGTTTAACGCAGGATCTTATTCTGGAGTAAATATTCTTTGCACCACTTCTGGGCAATTAACTGTTGACAACGGAGTTACTGCTCAATCGTCATTTACTACTGTCGCATTCAAAGCAAACCAATGGAATCATGTTGCAATAGTAAGAAACGTAACAACAACCACGGGTTACATCAACGGTGCTGTCGCGGGAAGCAACTCGTTTACGCCGTTAACGACAAACTCGTTTTCCATTGGAAGATTTAATGTCTCTACATATAATTATGTAACTGGTTATATTTCAAATCTTCGGGTTGTTAACACAGTAGCCGTTTATACCGGCGCATTTACCCCACCAACGCTTGCCCCATTAACAACTGCTGGTTCCACAAGTGCGGCAAGTTACTCAAGCACAACCAACGTCAACACAAGTTTTGCCGGATCTAACACCAGTCTGCTGACCAACTTCACCAACGCGGGGATCTACGACGCTGCGGTGCAAAACAATGCGATCACGGTTGGAGATGCCCAAGCGTCAACCACGCAATACAAGTGGTCGCCAACGAGCATGAAGTTTGACGGGACTGGGGATTGGCTGACCGCTATTGACAACCCGCAGCTTCAACTTGGCACGGGTGATTTTACGATTGATGGTTGGCTTTATTTGTCTGCGACGGGTGTTGCTTACGGGATTATCAGTAAAGGCACGGCATCAACCGGATGGTCTGTAAACGTCACTTCTGGCAATAAACTTCAATTTAGCTACACGGCATCCAACCTAACCGGCGCAACTTCTTTGGCCGCAACGACTTGGTATTACTTTGCCGTTGTTAGGTCTGGTAGCGCCACCGGAAACTTGAAGGTTTACCTTAACGGAACGGCAGACGCCACCAGCGGCGGCGCGGTGACGGATAATTTTAACCAAACTAGCACTTTGTATGTTGGTGCAGACCGAGTTGGTGGAAGCGCGTTAAACGGTTACCTGCAAGACGTTCGTATCACCAAAGGCGTAGCTCGCACCATCACAACGCCAACAGCAGCATTCCCGACGAGGTAATCATGCAGCTTGCTAACTCAGAACTTATCATCAAAGACCACACAGAGTGGTTTCCCAACACCTCGTTTGGCGACCGTGGCCCATTGCTCGAGTGGATTGCCGAGGCAGGGTACTACGTCATCTCGGTATGGAAACCCTACGACCACAACACAGAGAAACTTGTATCCGCTGCCCCGCATCTGTATGACGGGATGTGCTGTCTTGTTGACGTTGAACCGTTGACTGCTGAAGAACTTAAATCACGGGTTGATACCCAGTGGAACGCCATTCGTAGCCAGCGCAATCAGATGTTGAAAGACACGGACTGGACGCAGGTGGCAGATGCCCCGGTTGATCAAGCAGTTTGGGCTGCTTACCGGCAGGCACTTCGTGATATAACTACGCAAGATGACCCGTTCAAGATCACCTGGCCGAAATGAACTTTTTTGGTGGCTCGTTTTTTAGCGGGGGCTTTTTTGAGACTGTAGCCGGTACTTTTTTTGGTGGGCAGTTCTTCAGCGGCGGATTTTTTCAGACGGTCTACAACACTTACTTTAGCGGGCCGTTTTTCAGCGGCGGGTTTTTTGATTCTGTGGTGGTCGGTGCAGACCAATTGTTGATTAAACTTCGGTCATTCACCGAAAGAAGGAGATTTTGATGGCTATTAACCTCAAAGCAATTACCTCGGTAATGGGCTACCAGCAGATCACAAGTCTGAGTTCTGCTACCAAACTGACCGTGCCTCCCCGCGATATTAGCGGTTTGATCGGCTCCCCTCGGATCGCTATCATTACGCCCGAAACGCAAGCCGTGCGCTGGCGTGACGATGGTGTAGCTCCAACCGCAAGCGTCGGAATGCCGTTGGCCGCTGGTGTTACGCTACAGTATGACGGTGATCTGTCGCAGATTCAGTTTATTGAACAAACTGCCAGCGCCAAGTTGAACATCACCTACTATTCTTGAGGCCGAAATGCAAGTCTCTAACGACACAACCTCAGTTGACCCAATTGAGTATATTACCAAGCAGTTGTCCAAGGACTTGGTGCAGTTGCTACAAGTGCGTGACGAGTTGGCTGTTCGTCAAGGTGCTTTGTCTGCGGCAAAAGATGCCATGACTGACCGCGAACGGGCCAAACAAGAATTAGACGCAGCCAACGCAGAAGCAAATGCCTTACGGGCTGACGCAAAGACTGACCGTGATGCGGCTAGGTTAGAGTTGTACAACGCCAAAGCCAAAGTAAAAGATACTACCGCACAGGCTAATACCGCGCTGGCAAATGCGGTAGACCGTGAAACTGCGGTGGAACTGCGCGAAAAAGTAGCGGCAGATCGTGAGGCTTCTCAGATTGTGGCCCAGGCTGAGATTGATAGCCAACAGGCTGCATTAAAAGCCCAAACTGCCGCTTTGGACGCTCGCGTAAAAGCGTTTCAAGATAAAGTTGCCGCACTTACCGCGTAGGAAATAAAATGGCCGTTAGTCTTTCACCGATTGGTGGTGCAGGTTGGCAGTTTTTTGACAACAACGGCGCTCCGTTGACTGGCGGCAAACTGTACACATACGCCGCCGGTACAACCACGCCGCAGGCCACTTATACCACCAATAGCGGGGCGACTGCCCATGCCAATCCAATTATTTTGGATTCTGCTGGTCGAGTTTCTGCTGGTGGGCAGATCTGGTTGACTGTCGGTCTTTCGTACAAATTTGTACTTAAAACCAGCGTTGATGTGCAGATATGGAGCGCCGACAACATTACCGGCATTTCTGCCGCTGGCCTCGTAGAGAATTTTACCGGCACTGGTTCTCAAACTGTGTTTACTTTTGCTAACGCGCCGGTCAGCGAAAACACCACTCAGGTGTACATCAACGGTGTGTATCAACAAAAGAACACATACACGGTTGTTGGTACAACGCTGACGTTCTCAACTGCGCCGCCGATTACATCTAGCATTGAAGTGCTGTACCAATAAGGAAACGTAATGGCCGACACTAAAATTTCCGCTCTTACGGCGGCAACAACGCCGCTTTCTGGCACTGAAGTGTTGCCAATTGTTCAATCGGGGGCTACGGTCAAAGTCGCAAACAATGATTTGCGACCAAAACAAATTCAATCAAATGCAACTAGCGGTGTGTTGCAAGTTGCTGGCCCTGCGTCTGCGTCAACCCGCGTGATGACAACGCCAGATGCCAATTTTACGGTTGCTCGCACTGATGCCGCCCAATCATTTACGGGCAACCAAACATTAAGCACCGGCAACTTAGTTATTGGCACATCCGGTCAAGGCATTGACTTTTCTGCCACACCGGGCACAGGTACAAGCGAGTTGTTGGCTGACTATGAAGAAGGTAATTGGACGCCAATAGACGGCTCTGGTGCGGGTTTAACATTTACGGTTACTTCAGCAACGTACACAAAAGTTGGAAGACTTGTGTATGTCCAAACATTTTTAACATATCCAGTTACCGCTAATGGCGCAGCTGCCGTTATTGGAGGATTGCCTTTTACCGTTGCGTTAGATGGGTACGTACCTTTTCCAACTGAATGCGGTACTGTTTCAGCAGGCTCACATTTAAGAGCAAGAACAGCGTCAACTGTTGCGGATTTTCTTACCCAAACTTTTGCGCAAGTCACAAACGTAACAATATCTGGGCAAACTGTTATTTTTGCTGGCGTTTATTCAACCTAAAGGCATATATGTCACTTACAAGAGTTTCCTATTCAATGCTTGGTGCGGGCAATGAATTAAGCCCAGATGATTTTGGCGCAACTGGTGGCGCTAATGATACTGCGGCTGTTCAAGCGGCTTTTAACAGCGGTAAGCCTATCATCTTTACACGAGATTATTTTGTTGATTCAGTAATCATTACGTCAACTGCACAAACAATTGATTTCAATGGTTTTAGTTTGATTGGTATAAGACCCTCGACGTCTGTGGCTGCTGGAGCAGTATTAAACATCAATGCCACATATTTGAAATTGTACAATGTATCGGTAAATGCAAATTTTAAAAATTACATTGCTGGCGTTCAAATGTACAGTGACGCAACTAGAGTATCTCAATGGTGCAAAATTTATGGCGTTTTTGTTGCAAACGTTGTTTTTGGGTTTGTTTATGGCTCTGCACCCGGAACAGCTGGGTACAACGCGCCTCAGTCTGAAAACGTAATTTACAGCTTAACAACCCGTGGCACACAAGTTCCATTTGTTGGTAATGCGTCTATAAACGGATACTTGACTTTGGTAGGTGGTGTTTTAGACTGCAATCCTTACGAATGGACTTCTCAACCGGGGTACAACGCAACCAATTGGCATACAAATGCTTATTGTATGCGTCAACTGGATGGAAATTTGTTCATGTCAGGCGGTGAGTTGTTAAAGACTACCACTCAATTAGGATACGGAATAGAAGCAAAAAACACTGTTCTTTCCGGCGTTACTATGGAGATAGCTTGCAAACAAGGTCTTGTTCGCGGAAATATTACGCTGCGTGACATACAAAATAATTATCAAGCGGGTGATTTGACCGCATGGGAAATTTCATCTGACGCAGACGGATTGGTTGCTGGCGATGGGGCTAGACTCTTGTTTGAAAATTGCAATATCTGGAGAGCAAACAATGTTTGGTCATATTCAGGATCGCGTTTTGTAACTGGATCGCCTACTGTAACTGCCTATGTAGAGTTTAAATCTTCTACTATGCGAAATTGGTTAATAGGTCAATTAGCTAATACAACCAATGTCATCTTCATAACTGATGGGCTAAGAATTGCCACGTTTAACAATAGTAACGTGTTGGTACTTAGAGACACATCCAACAAAAATACAAGTGTTTCGCCATCTGCTCAAGGTGTCGGTGTCGATGTTCCTAACGCAATTACAGCAACTGAAGGAATAATTCATATTTCTCACAATGCTGGCATACCAGCACAAGCCACATTGCAAACTATCAATGTGCCTTATCCTGGCTGGACAGGAAGCGCAACACTTATCCCAGATACGGCGGTTCCAACAGGGACTGCTGGAAACATCAAGACGGCTTCCACTTGTGTTGTCAATAAACCCCTTGTAATGACGTATGACGGTACTTTTTGGTATCCAAGTTATTGATGGGATGTAAAAACTGTACCGGCCCAGTAGACCGGAATTTGGTTTTGATTGGAGTATCAAAATGGCATTGACAAAAATTCAAGTTGTTGACCGCATCGAAGTGGTTGAAAACGGCAGCGTCCAAGTACGCACAGCAACACGCATCATGGAAGACGGCAAATGGATTAGCAACACATTCTTTCGTCATGTTGTTGTGCCTGGGCAAGACTACAGCCAAGAAGACGCCCGCGTGCAGGCCATCTGTGCGGCGACGCACACTGTTGATGTGATTGCAGCGTACAAAGCAGTCATCGCTGCACAAGCTAAGATTGCACAGCCAGAGTAATCTAATGTAAGATAACCGTACCGGCGCGGCTCACCGGGGAATCTCAGGATTCACAATGACCGAAGAAGTAGCGATTGAAGCGGAAGTAGCGCCCGCGCCGGAACTGGAAGCCACGGCGGCCCCGGAACCTGTAGTAG